ACTTCAGTGTAGCCTACAATAACGCTAACGTCAGGATACCATACTGCTACAAGCTTTGGCAAGACTATAATAGCAAAGACTGCAGATAAGGCAATGATCCTACGTGTCCAAGCAAAGTGTGAGTCAGTCTTGCCGTGCTCTCTGGCTTCCTGTTGACCAGCTATGAGTAGCTTCTGTTGTTCTGCTTTATTCTTATTGTTCTGGCCCCAGATAGACATGACCCCACCTAGTATGGTAGAGAAGAGCATTGTTATTAGTTCTAAGGGTAGGCCAAACATTAGCTAGTCGTAGCTGTAGGTAGTAAGGACTCGTTAGCAATCTCTTCTAACAAAGATTTACGCTTAGCATCACCTGTAGAACCCACGCTTGGAGGTGTTTTTCCTGCTGCTCGTATGACCTCATTGACAGTTCTTCTTGTCGCTGGACCGACCAAGGAGTCAACGGTTAGAGGTGTAGTCTGTAAATCCATATCCTCTATTATAATGTTAGTAAGCATTTGAACACCTTGATTACTCAATGCCTTATCGTCAGAAAAAGTATTGCTACCCAGCCAACTACGAACATTAGACTTCCTCTTAGCTAAATGCCCTGTGCTAGGCATAGCATCTAGTACACGAAGTGCATCTTCGCCGTTCCTAGCCCTGTCTATTGACGTTTGGTTTATCTTACCTCTTACATAAGCTTCCTGTGTGAGTACAGCTTTAACATCATCATCTAGCTGTTCAAAGCCTGCTCCATAGGCCGTTTTAGCTACTTGCGTACCTAATGTATCATATGAACCCTTAGATACCTCCTCAAGTTCTTTATAGGTAAGTTCTGGTAGCGTACCATTCGCCTTTGCGCTTTCAAACTTCTCAGCCATCAATTCGTGACCCCTAACTCTAGTAGCAGCAGGTGCATTTGTAATAGGGTCTATGATAGTGTCAGGATTAACACCTATCCATTCTGAAAACTTATTTATTGTAGTAGTAGATAGGCCCATATCTTCAAGAACCTTTTTAGTATGCTGACCTGCATCAAAACCATTAGCAATAGTTAAACCAGACTTATGTTCTGTCGGGGACAAGTTAGTATTACTATTTAACTCATAAGGCTTTTCTCTAAACTGCTCCAGTGCTACAATGAAAGACATCTCAGGGTCTGAAAACACTACATTACTAGAAAGTGCAGGTATTAAACCTCTATCTGGTGCTGTGGTATTAGACACCCCAAAACTACCATAACCTTCAGAACCGCCTAACTTACGTGGGTCAGACATAAGTCCCTCACCTGCATCAGCTACTGGTACATCATCAATTATACTGGGTATGTCTGGCATATTGCTAGCATCCAGCATGTAAGGTCTTTTTGGTCTTTCCATCTGTGGCTTAGCTGGTGTATCTCGTGGTGGCGAAGGCGCTACAGTTGTATCAGCACCCCAGCGGTCTAATAGATTTGTACGTATCCGATCAAACGTAGTAGGAGACTTGTCCCACTGCTTAGAATACAATTTATTAATTTCTTCTTCACCCTGTGTTTCAATAGCAATCCTTGCAAAGTCAGACTTAAGTGTATCTAACTTAGTCATAGCAGTTGGCTGTACACCATCAGCTTTAGGTTTAGCAGCAACCTGTGGATCAGCAGGAGTAGGGCGCTTCTTAGGGCGCAAAGAAGTCATAAGGCCATTAGATTTGTCCTCTTCAGGCGCACCTAATACCTTAGTCATATCCATTGTAAATTTGTAAGCATCAGCCATTATATAATTCCTATTATTCCTTTATCCATGCAGCAGCAAAAGTGCCAACAGCACCCCAGAAACCTGATGACTTAGTTGCCCCTGCTTCAACTTCAGAAGCAGCCCTAGCCTCTGCAGCCTGTAGTGTAGCCACAGCCATAGTCCCTGCCCTGTCAGCATTGTTATTCTCAGTCTGCCATGCATAACTCATCATGTCACGAACCTCTTGGATCATAGCACTAAAGCCTAAAGATGTTAACTCAGAGGCGTCCTTAGCTACTTGTATGTTAGCCAAGTTCTGTGCAGCTGTGTCGGAAGTAGCGACAGACTGATACCAAGCAGCATTAGCCTGCTCAATTATAAGAGAGTTAGAAGCATTGAACTGCTCCCGCTGGTTAATCAAACTCTTGTTGAATTGCTCTACAGCGTTAGACTCACCTGCGTTAAACAACTCAATGGAGTTAGCCTGCTCCTCATTAAACATAGCAACAGTGTTAGACATGTTGTCGTAGAACTGTGTCATCTGCATCTCTGAAGAAGCATTAAACTGTGCAGCAGCATTAACTGCAGCCTGATCATTAAATATAGAACTGATCAATGACTGAGACTTAAACATGTTTGTCTGCTGTTCATTGGTAAGGTTAGTCATGTCAATCTCTAGGAAAGACTTAGCATTCTGTACCCTTGCCTGCTGACGGTTATTGAGGTTAGATAAGTCTGTCTGTGTCATAGCTGCAGCATCAGCCATAACCTTAGCATTTGTAGCATTCAGGTTAGTGATGTCTACAGTCTGTGCCATACGAGCATTCTCTAGTGCAATCTGTTGCTCAGCAGTAAAGTTAATGTTGGCAATGTCAGAGATCTTAGCTGCGTTAGTAACACGAGATTGGAAGTCTTGGGTGAACTCTAGGCCTAAGAACTCCGCACGTTTCTCTGCAGCAAACATTGCAGCCTGCTGTTTGTTAGACAGGTTCTGCATCTCAAACTTAGCAACCGTCTGTGAGTCCATCTGTGCGATAGGTAGTGCACTCTCCATTGCAGCCTGAATAGCAGCCTGACCAGCCATAGATGAAGCAGATAAACCACGTGTTGCCATCATAGCTGCTGCTTGGCGCATAGCACCAGCTGCCCACGCAGGAGGTTCATTACCCTCAAACTGTTCCATCAAGCCAGTAAGCTGACCCTGTACAGTGGCATCAGTGGATGGCGCACCAGTTACAGCTTCAAAGTTAGTCTCTTTCTTGACACGATCCATGTCAACAGTAGAGCCTTCTATAAGCTCACCTGTCTCAACCTTACGTGGAGCAGGGGCAACTACCTTCTGTGCTTCAGCAATCTGTGCTACGGTGAGGCCCAGCTGAGCCAATTCGTCAGGGGACATCTGAGCAGCATCTACAAGAGCATCAGCGCTGGGCTTGCCTGTAGCTGCAGTAATTTTACTTATGGTATCCTGAACTGCAGCAGCAGTTGTCTCAGCAGTAACGCTAACGGCGTCCTTAGTTGTAGGCGCTTCTACAGCAGTAGCTGCAGCTGCCTCAGTTACAGTGGCTGTGTCAGCTGTAGTAGCAACCTGACCCGTTTTAGGGTCTATAACCTGCGTGTCATCTGTTTTAATCTTTTGTACGTCAGCTTTAGTTACAAGTGACTCTGGATCATCAAACGCAGTGTTCATGATCTCTTTAGTACCCTTAGTGTTTAGGATGTTGTAAGTCTTCTCTGCTGCTCCATACTCTTGTTGCTTGCTTGTGTAGGCAGTCTGTGCAGCAGTTACAGCATCAGCTAATTCCTTATTGCCAGGATCAGCCTGTTGCGCCTTGATAGCTGCCTGTAGTGCAGTGCTAGATGCAGCTAAATTGGTACGTGCTACATCCATAGGCTTTGGGGCTGCGGTCTCTTCTTCATAAGGCAACATATCAGGCGTGCGTACCTCTTCTATCAAATCAGGCGTGAAACTTCTATCAAAGTTTTCTTGTCTGATATCTGATTTAATCCGCCCATCTGCCTCATTAAAGACAACTGGAGCATCCTGTAGCACTGTGTTATAGCTATCATTCTGTAGCATAGGACCAAAGGCACCATAATTCTTTGGGTCAGACTCATCATACATTTCACCACTAATATTAGTCGTAAGAGTGTTCTGTATAGGTTCTAAAGGTAATTGTCCATAACTGTCATTAAAAGAACCAACTTCTGGGATTTGAGCATCATAGCCCCCTAAAGGGATGTTGTTATCTTTTCTGAACCTTTCTGCTTCTTCAGCCATTTTTGCTACCATTGCCCCAGTGCCGCCAAGGTCTGCCATACCACCAATAGCATAGCCCTTCTTGACCATACCGCCATAAGCCATGCCAATTCTCTTCTGTGCTACTTCAGCCATCTTGCCTACACGTGCAGCTGCTCCCGGTTGGGATGCTAAGAACCTAGCCTGTTCATCAGCCTGCATTCCCTGCATCTCAGGTATAATTTTACCCATCTGTTCAGGTGTAAAGCCACCAAATTTCTTAGCCATTATAATAGTCCTTATTAGTTACCCAGTTTCATCCAGATTGCCATCCCGATGAAGGTAAATACAGCAATGGTTGTTATCTTTATGAATGTATTCCATATACTCTGACGTGTTTGACGCCATGTATCAAGCAAGCTACGTATCTCACGTATGTCTACAGAAGCTGACTCATCATGCAGGCCTAGCTCACGCAGCACTAACTTAGCACCGCGCTTAGCTGCTCTGTCTAGCATAGCTTCTAGCTCATCTGGTGTCAAGGTTACGTGAGGCATTAGGAAGATCCATATATTGTGATATTAGACTGTACCATAAGCTGTTACGTTACCTGTTACTGTTAAGTTACCAGAGGCATCTAGCTTCATTCTGTTTGAACCATTGTTGAAGTACAGAACACCTCCAGACTCAGTAATGGTCCATGCTCCTAGATCAACAGTACTAGCATTTAGAGTGGATGCAGAGAAGACCTGTGAACCCGACCCAGCAAGCTCAGCCTTAGTGTCAATCTCTGTCTGCAGCCCATCAATGTTGCCTATTACGTGGTTGTGACTATCATCAGCTATTGTAGCAGTTATAGTTGCATTGGCTGATCCGTTAAAGGATGCAGTACCCGTTACGTCACCAGTAAGAATAATGTTACGTGCTGTTTGTAGGGTAGTAGCTGTAGAGGAGTTGCCAGTTACATTACCTGTCACGTTACCATTCACGTTACCAGTTACAGCACCAGTAATAGCACCCTGAAAGGCACCAGCTACAAATGTCTCACTTCCTACAGTCCACTTATCTACTGACTCATCCCATACGAGTGTCTTGTTAGTAGATGTACCACGTTCAATCTCAATACCACCATTCTGTGATGGCGTACCAGTCTCATTTGAGTTAAGGACTATTTGGTTATCCGCAATGTTTAGTGTCTCAGTATTGACTGTAGTTGTAGTGCCTGACACTGTGAGGTCACCAGATACTACAACATCATTAAAGGTGACATCAGATGTGGTAGCAACGGCCTGACCAATAGCTACAGTAGGTGTGGCACTCTCACCAGTATTGTTGGTTATGGTGACGCCTGTACCCGCCACAAGGCTCTCTACGTAAGAACCTGTAGTATGTGTACCCAAGTCCACTGAGTTATTAGCCTGTGCTGTAGTAAGTGTAATGTCAGAAGACCCGTTAAATGAAACAGCAGTAGCCGTAACATCTCCTGCAACAGTAATGGTACGTGCTGTAGCCAATACTGTTGCTGTGTCTGCATTACCTGTTAAGTCACCTGTCACGTTGCCTGTAATAGATCCTGTCACGTTACCTGTAACATTACCCGTTAGGTTTCCTGTAGTATTACCTGTCACGTTACCTGTAACATTACCAGTTAAATCACCAGTAACATCGCCTGTTACATCTCCTGTCAAGTTGCCCGTAACGTTACCTGTTACATTGCCTGTGATGTTACCTACTACACCAGCACTAGCCGTTACAACGCCAGTAGCACCAAGAGTACCGCCCACTGTAGCATTGGCTGACACAGTAAGTGCATCTGTGTCTACAGTGCCATCAAAGAAAGCATCCTTAAACTGTGTCGAACTAGACCCTAGATCCAGTGTATTAGTTGTCTTAGGGAGTACATTTATAGCTGAAACAATAACGTTTTGGGTAGGCCCTACCTTAGTAATAGGCGCACCCTCACCAGATGTACCGTCATGCTTATGCCCTGTAGAAGCATTGAATGCAGCTTCAACCGCATTGTACTCTGCATCAAAGTCATCAGCATCAATAACGCTACCGTTGGAAATGTTGTTAGCTGTATCTTGACGTGTGTAACCTGCCATGATCTGTCCTTACTGTCTATCGTCTTGTTTAAACTCTAACAAAGCAGTGTCTAGAGTAAATGAGGGGTTTGTTGAGTTATCTTCAATACGAATTGCTATGGTTTTACCTGAACCGATGATGTTGGCGTTATACACCTTATCTAACTGACCGCCAAATGTAGCGGTGTTAAATAGGGCATCTGTAGCACCAAATATAAACACAGATGAGCCTGTGCCAATAATGCTCTGTGTAGGTGGTTGTATTATTGAAGGGTCATTAGATAAACCAAAGTCATACTTTATGTTTAAATTTATATCCATAGTACCTGCAGGCTCAGCATACAGGGTTAGCTTATAGAAGGTTTTACGTACTTGGGGGTCTGACACAGGCATGAAGGGAGACTCATATATAGCCTCAATAGCTGATCCATCAAAGGATGCGCCTGTGTCTAGCTTATATACATAACCGTCTGTATTAGCAAATACGATAACTTCAGCAGTACCAGAGTAGCGGCTATCTGCTACATACGCTTTGATACCCTTACTAGTAGACCAATTAATACCGGAAGCGCCCTGAGATACAAACTTTGTAGCAATAAGGCCCTTAGCAGCTTCATGCTGTTCTGACTCTACATAAGCAAAGATACGATACTGTGCTTTCTCACGTATTAGTAATGAGGTGAAGTTAGGCGTACTAGCTAAGAACTTTGCAGCATCCTTGGATATAGGGTCAGAGGCAATGTCCAGCCCAAAGTCACCAATACGATCAGTAGCACTCAAAAGACGAATACCATCAGGGGCAAGATACATAATGTCACCACCAACTTCTTGGATGGTATCACCATTAATGCACCCAATACGATCTGTAATAGGTGCTACTTGAAAGTCTGAAGATGTGTTACCTGTTACACGCTTGACGCTATCACCAGTAAAGATGATTAGCTGATCACGAAATACAGCCAAACCTGTAACTTTAGAAGCAACGTTAATAGAACCTGCACCATTGGCTGGGCTAAAGTCGTCTACAGTAAAGGGAGCAGTAAAGTATACGTTATTACCCTTAGCGTAAAAGGCTGTGTTCTTGAAGATACTGATATGCTCAGCACCTAGAACGTCAGTCGAACCAGATACTGCAGTGAAAGTGTTCCCAGTTGTATTGTAGATTCCTGGATAGTTACTTCCGTCAACAAACACCACTTTGTCATCGCCGTTAAGGTTATACAAAGCATGTCTGGCCTTCCCGCCTAATAAAGGCCTAGCACCCATAGAAGTCCATGTAGTACCTGTACCATAGTAGTATTCTGTAACGTTAGATGCATTCTTCCGTGCTACAATAATGCGACCAGCGCTAATGACCTTAAGTGCAAGAATTGCACCAGTTCCAGGTACGGCTGTGGTGCTATACTTCTCAAAGCCTTTAACTTTTGCGTAGCCACCCTCCCTAGACGGTTCAAAGTTCTGCAGTATGGTAGCAGAACCCACGGCATTAGTACCCTGCTGAAGGGCACTAAGGTTGGAGATGAGGCCACCTTTGAACTCAATAGGGAATGTCTGCCACTGTGTAGCCATTAGAAATGTACTCTTGTGTCGCGCAGGTATTCAGTGCGGTTAATATGAAGACTACGTAATTGTTTAATGCCCTGCTCAAACTTTTGAAAGGCTAACTGTGCTGCCTGAAGGTCGCCACGGAACTGATATACATAGTACATGGAGCCATCAATAATAACGCCACGGTACTGCTCTGGTAAGGTAGGAACATCCGTATACAGTTCTAAGTCGTAGCCACTACGATAGTACTCATATACTACTTCATACTCTTTATTTGGTGCAGGGTGAAATATAAGCTCACGACTTGGTGTACGAACAACAAAACGTGGTACACTATGGGTATCTGTAGAGGAGTTATACTGGGAATCACCATATTTGTCAAGGTATTCTTCATAAGATAGTAGTTTTAATTTTACAGTCTCTACGTTAAGGTCAGCATTACGCTTAATACGGAAGCTGTTCATATTAACAGACTTACTGTCGTAAGGCACGCTGTAACGTACTTCACCTACAGATAGTACTTCTATTTCCTCAACATGGTTCCAAGGCCACTCAAACTCTTCTTGGTTAATATGGCGGATAGAAGCATTAACAGAGTCCTTAGCAAAACTATAAAAACCTGTTGCAGAAGCGAATGTAGTATTAGAAAGCTCTACTTCATTAAGTCTACGGTTAATATCATTGACAAGGTTTAGATAATTATATGACATTATTACTTCTCCTTAACACGTAGGACGATACTGCGCTCATACTGTAGTGCTCCTAGTGTCGTTATCTTACAGGTAATTTTATACTTCTTATTGTTAGTGCCTAAGCTAAGTCGTATTGTTGATACAGTAGTAGTGTTGGTGCCCTGTACAAACTGTAGCCCATCAACAACTTGTGCGTTACTGACTTCTGTTTTTACTCCTGAGGCATTATCTATAAACCACGTAACTGCAGAAATATCATCTCCACTTAAAAAGCGAGACCAATCAATGCTGTAGTCCAACAACTCATCTTTATCTTTATCGGGCCACTTATATGACATAGGTTATCCTTTAGGCTGCAATCTGAATGGTGTTACTTGTTGTGTCTTTGTCTGTAATGACTACAACTCTATTATCTGCACTTATATGTACTACGATATCTTTAGGTTGTGGTACAGTATATACTATTCTATGGGTACTGTATGCGTCTTTATCAAAGGGGAAGTTTATTGCTACTACGGTAACATCTGACACATTAGCATTAGCGCCTACCGTTACCGTGTTTAGAGGCTCTGTTATATTAACTACTACTGGGTTAACTGTAGCAGTAGCTACTACAGAAGACAATAGCTCTGACAAATCAATTTCAAAGATATCAGCAGTAATGGACTGTACAGTAGTTGTAGCTAAGGTACTTGCTAAGACTTTAGACAGGTTAACTTTAACGGCATTAACAGAGACAGTAGAGCTAACCGACGCTAGTACTTCCCGTATATTGACTGTTACGCTTCCAACGTATGCTACTGCCTGTACAGATAGTAGGCTCTCACTTACATCAACCTCAAACCCGTCAACACTTAAAGGCTCTACTGTTGTAGTAGCCAGTACAGATGCTAGTGTGAGACTAGACGAAGCTGAGACATCTACTGTAGAGACGAAACCTGTAGCGGATACGCCTGCTAAGTCTTCAGACAGGTTAACCTTAACGGCATCAGAGACAGTAGTACCCAGTACAGAGGCTAGTGTGAGATTAGCCGAAGCGGAGAGGCCTACTGTAGAGACGAAACCTGTAGCTGATACACCTGATAATACTTTAGACAGGTTAATATCAACGGCATTAACAGAGACAGTAGCGCTAACTGAGTTAACAACTATGTCCATAGACACGTAAACTACTAGTGTACCTACTTGACTTGTAGCAAATACAGAGCCTATAACTACCGTAGCAGATACTGGAGGTGCTGGAGCATCTCCTAGGGGACCAGACGCAATGGGTGAAAAACCAAACATATTGTATTACTCTCTAGCTATTCCAGTTTAGTAGGCCATATTTCACTATACCGCAGCCCAGCTTGTTGTATCTTCGTTCCAAGCGTAATTACCACCATCATCAGGGTAGGTTATAGGAGCAGCCCAAGTACAAGTGTCTTCATTTAAGACCCAGCTTTCGTAAGCTTTTTGGGGAATAAATGCGTCCCTTGTAGTGTCATAAGTACCGCCGATCTGAGCGTAGTTTTTGCGTAGGGGCGTACCACCAAGTAGGTGTTCACCACAATGTGTGTTGTAGCTGGTTTGAACCCAAGATCCGTCCAGTGTATCAATGAAGTCTTGTTCAGCAACAATTACGTTGATAACAATTTCACCTTCTATTTTTGCGTAATGTGCCATCTTACCTCGCCTACTGGTACAAGTATCTAATTATAACTACGCCAGAACCGCCGGACTCTAGGGCTGCGTTACCCCCTGCGCTACCTTCTGGGTCTCCGTTACCACCACCGCCGAAGTTAGCTGCGTTTCCGTAGTTTCCACCGTGAGCGCCGTAGCCATTGTTGTTGTGACCACCAGCGCCACCGCCAGCATACTCTAAGGACGAACTTGATATACTGGTTGTGTAACCATTACCACCATTTGTCGTTGTACCAGCGGAACCTTTACCGCCACCACCACCACCGTGATCTCCAATACTGGACCCACCACTATTACCCTGACCAGAAGTACCTGCACCGCCCGGTTTGGTTCGTCCACCACCACCGCCGCCTGATCCACCCG